CTATGCCGAATAAATTCTTCAGAGGTATGGATATCTGACTCATCGGCGCCTATCAAACCAATGGGGGATGCCTCATCAAACCACATAATAATTAATTGGGCGCCGCTTCCTTCAGGTAGTTCTCCGGTAATCTTCGTAAAAGCAGAAAAGGTATATTCAATGCCTTCAGTTACAGGAATATATTCTTCATACTCAATCGCCGCATTTGCGATATCCGCCGTTTCGGAGATATTTATCATCTGCGCAGGCTCTTCTTCATCAAATAGCCAAGAAGTGGTAGCACTTGCAGATCCGAAGGTTCTCCAACCATCCACTACTCCGTCGCCGTCAGTATCCTTCCCTAATGATGCGTTCTTTAACAAGTTTTCAAAGGACATTACTTTAGTGATCGTTGCCAAGGTATCACCCCCTGCGGCGCAAACTTTCGTAGATGCGTAGCTGCCGCAACATTTCTCGGCCCATCGCCCGGGCAGACTGCGGCGCGCCGTGTATATTGATCGTCCAGTTCGGGCTTATTCTTTCCGCCCCGGTTTGCGACCTGGTCGGCTCTGCGGACGACGTAACCGCGCCGGCCATCTGATCGGATACCCGCCGGATGTCCCCGAGCATTGATTCAATCCCCAAGATGAACCCTTCGGCGGTGTCTTCGCCCAAGCCCATCATGACCCTGGACGGGGAGGAGATCAGCAGAACCTTTTCGATTCGACTCTTGATCCCATCCGCGATTTCCTGAGCTTTTCTCAAAACCCTGTCTTTCAAGCTCACGATCCCATCTATCAGGCCCTGGATGATGTCGCGGCCAATTTGTTTCAAGTTAATGCCTCGGAGAAACTCCTTGATGTTGTCCCAGATACGCCGGATCGTGGATTTGATGTTTTCCATCTGGTTGCTGATCGCCTTTTTCATCCCTTCAAAGTCGCCAGAAACAAGGGCTTTGACGAAATCCAGCGCGTTCCGGAAGGTGTTTTTAATAAAATCCCATACTATTTTCAGGTTCTCCCATGCCATATTCATGTAGTTTCGGATCAAGTCTGTTACGGATTTAAACCGGCCACCGGTAACGGAATCAATCCAGTTCAGGGCATTCTCGAACGTCGCCTTCACTGACTCGAAGAAACTTTTGAAGAACTCGACCAAACCATTCCAAATCTCCGCCGCTTTTGCCTTGATGGTGTCCCAGTTTTGCCAAAGGGCGATACCGATCGCGATCAACGCGGCAATCACACCGATGACGATTAAGACAGGTGCCGCTACGGCTCCAAAACTTACGCCAAGCGCTGTTGCAAGTCCCGCAATGGCCGTGATAATAGGTGCTAGCGCCAAGAATATCCCCATCAAAATCCCGATTGCCGTCACAATTGCCATGATGGTTGCGGCCAGTTCGGGGTTGTTTTGGATCCACTCGGCAATTTTGCTGATGATGTCGGCAATGACGGTGAGAATAGGCCCCATAGCAACTTTTAGCTCATGCATCGCCTGGGAAAACTGGACGGCGGGATCCTGATCAAGCCGGGAAACAGCATCGTTCAACTGCTTTTGGTTCGCTGTCAAGTCCACAACCTGATCCTTCGCGCCCAGAATCGTGTCAATGATCGCCTGACCCTGGTCCTCCCACATCGTGCCCCAGACGGCCACTCCAAGGGCGTTCTTTTTCGTCTCGTTGTCTACGCCATTGATTGCCTGGGCAACCTCTACCATGGCCCGCTTCCCGGCCTCTCCGCCTTGTGCAACGGCCCGGCCCCACTCCTGCAACTGCTGAGCGGAGATGTTCGTGCCGGCAAGCAATTCTTGCACCGCTTTAGGGACTTCCTGTCCAAACTCAGCCAACCGGATGCGGCCTTCTTTGAGGCCATCCAGCAGGTTGTCGATGTTCCATGTCCCGGTTTCGATTCCAGCGGCAAAGATGGCCTGAATTTCCCGCGCATTGTAGCCGGCCATCTGCAACTGGAGCCCATATTCGGAGATAATGTCCAGTTGCTCAGGGGGAAACCCCATTTTCAGGAGGGCATTGATCAGGCCCAATGCCTCATCATTCGAGATGCCGAGAGAGCGGGAGATTTCGTTCGTCTCCTGGATCAATTCAGCGAAGTCGATGCCGGCATAGGCCCGGGCGATGGCCGCCGCGCCCTTAACAATGCGGGCATTTGCTTCATCGCTAGCATCAGCATTTAACGCCCACTGGCGCCGGACCCCTTCCAGAGCCGCCTCTTGGTCGTCGATGTAGGACGTGACCACGCCCACGGCATCCCGCACGGCGGCCACCGATTCCGGCGGGACTTCCATCGAGATTTCAATCTTGGTTTGCAGGCCAGCAGTGTCAAGCGCTTGGCTGACTGCTCCGGCGATCCCGCCGCCAGCGGCAAGGCCGCCGATCGCGCTTCCCAGTTCCGACACCGAGTTTTGAGCTTCGTTGGCCTCTTTAGAGACGCCCTTTAGGTCTTTTTTGACATTATCCAGCGACTTGCCATCGTCAAGTGCGGCCAGTTGCTGCTTGAATTTATTTAACCGCGCCTCGGTATATTGAATCTCCCGGCGGAACGCCCTGTATTGTTCCGCGCCGATTTCACCGCTTTTAAATTGCTGCTCAACCTGTTGCTGAGCCGCCCGCAGGCGGTTCAGCCGTTCGGTTGTGGCTTGGACTTGTTCCGCTAAAAGCTGCTGTTTTTGTGCTAGCGCTTCGGTATTGCTCGGATCGAATTTCAGAAGGCGCTCAACGTCTCTCAGCTCCTTTTGCAGATCGCGGCTACGCTTATCGACATCTGCCAGCGCCTTTTGTAGCGGCCTTGTTTCACCGTCAAGCTCGATGGTAATACCTTGGATCCGTTTTGCCATGTTTTCACCTGCCTTTAAAAGGCGTCAAAGTCCGCCTGCGTTGCTCGCCGGGCGGGTGCTTTCCGTTTTTTCGGGTTGTGGAGGTTAATGTACTCCTCGGCATAGTCCAGACACATGCCGATAGTCATTTCCTCCAAATCCTCCCACTGCAACCCGCTTTGTTTGCATAAGAGAAAGAATGTTTCCGTCTTTATTGGTTCCGTTTTTGCCGGTAGGTGGGAGGCTTTTTTTTCGTGCCCATCACTCCATTTAAGAGATCGAATACGGTCGGCAATACGTCCTCCAAAGGGAACCGTTCAAACTGATCGAACCATTCCACTGGCTCCGGGATGGACTTGTCCGCATTCTTTGCCATCACCCAAATGAGATTATAAAAAACCGTCGTGTCCAGGTTTTCCACCCGATTCTTCTTCATGTCCGGATTCATTTTATATACATCGCCGAAAAAATCCCGGCCAAACTGCGCCTTATAACGAAGAGGAAGTGCGGCTGTCGCTTTCAGCCGCACTTCCTTCCCATCGATCCAGATTGTTTTTTCCACTTATAACACCCTTTCTAGTTTAAACGCCAGTATCGCTGCCGGGCTCGTAAACCGCCGAGTACCAACCGTCATAAACCGTAGAGGAAGTATCTGCCGTTGTTTTCGACTTCACCAGACCATCAGAGGGTCTGGGGGCAGCGACAAAGGTCAGTTCAGAAGGCTGCGGCTCAATAGTATCCGTAGTAGTACTCTGAGTCAGCGTGGGCCGGTTCGCGGTGCAGTAGTAAAGTGCATGCCGAACCGCCTTCTCGTCGCCTTCAAATTCAAAAAGCAGAGCAAAGGCTTTTCCTTTTGCGGTTGCGTTTTCCGCAATCACTCCATCGGTCCCCTTCGTTTCTCCGAGACAATCCGCCGCGAAATCTTCCGGAATCAAGGCAATAGACAGGGTTCCTTCATACCCTTGGTTGTTTTGAGCGCTGAAATACAAGGTGTTATCCGCATAAAACTCTGCCATTTCACCACGCGGTTCGAGAGAGAGTTCTACAGCTCCCGGCAACGGCTTTGGCGTATCATAAGTAACCGTTCCGGTTGTCTGGTCATACGTTGCAACTGCATAATGCACGTTCTTGATCCCATAAACAACACGGTTTGCCATGCTTAAACCACTCCTATCATATAGGTTTTTTGGAATAGCCCCTCGTCTGGTATCCAGATTTCAAGGGTGTCATAGGTGATTCCATTCATATCAAAAACCGCCTCAAGGGCGGCCTCAGCGGTCAGGTCTTTTTTTTCTGTGTATAGTTCGACCAGAATGTTATTGATCTTCGCATGCACCCGGTTATCCGCGAAGAAGTTGGCCGATCCTTCCACACGGTAAGTTATAAACGGCGGCTGTGGGGCGCTCTCAGCGGGGAAATGAGAATAGGCGACAGGGTATCCGGTCGATTTTAAAAGGGCATAAAGTTCACTTAAGGTCACCGCCTGATCACCCTTTCCGCCTCCTCCACGTACTCCTTAATGGCTTCCTTCTCTACTGGACCGATATGAGGAATCCCCGGCACCCTGCCACCGCCGCGCTTGGCGTGCCCATGTTCAAGCAGGTGGGTTAATTGGTAATTGGTCGCATTATGCACCACCCAGGCGCTTCCCACCTTCCGGGCCCGCCAGCCCCGAGCATATTCCCCAGTCTTTTTGGGGCTTCGTCGCTTCAATTTCTTCACCGCGTTTTTGGCGGCTTTTTCCTTGGCCAGTTCCAGCCCTTCCACCACTTCCTCCGAATAGGTTTGAAGGGCCTTCGCTATTTCATTCGCCAGACCGGTTACTTTAATCATCCCCGGCCACCCTTTCGCAAATGATACGGGTTTTTTCGCCGCGGGTTTCAGTGCGGATGATCTTGTATTTTATGCCGTTGTGACTAAGTTTTGTTTCGCCGGCATATTCAAAGGAATAGATCTCAAACATCCGTTCCGGCTTTAGACCAGCCAGGGAAGCATTGTAAAACTCGGCCTGATTCACCGCCATCTCGTTGGCAAACACTTGCCGAGGAATCTCCGTTTCAATGCGGTTTCCAATCTCATCCTCGACGATTGTTACTGCTATCAATTCGATAACCGTGTTATGTCTCACGGCGATT